CCCGTATGGTTCTCGACTTTCTCTCGCTCGACCGGTACCTTGAACGCAAGCTAGGAGGCCTAAATGGCCGTCGAACGCCGCAAGCCACGCGACCGGGCGCAGAACTACGGCAAGCTGCCCGACACCCAGGAGCGCGTGGAGTACCTGCGCGAAGCCCTGCGCCACGCGGAGAGCATGGTCACGCAGGCAGAGGAGGCGCGCAGCTGGCAGGCCGCGGTCAGCGCAAAGCGTCTCGCGCTCCAGACGCGCGACGAGCTCGACCTCGCGCTTGCCAAGGCCTCGGCCCCTGACGACACTATGAGCGATGAGCAGCTCCTCTCGATCATGGTGCAGGCCATCGCCTCGCTCCCTGCGCAGCATCTCGAGCGTCTGGAGGACGCTATCGCGATCCGACGTGGAGCTCCTCCCGTGCGACTGGTTGAGACTGCTTGAACCTCGCCTCCCTCGCCACGGCGACGAACACGCTAGCGCGTCGAGCACACGCGGACCCGCTGGCCTACTTCAGGCCGACGCCCCCGCAGCTCGCCTTCCTGAGCAGCAACCATCCGATCCGCTTGCTCCGCGCCGGGAACCAGCTCGGTAAGACGTGGGCGGGCCTCGCCGACTGCATCTTCCGCTGTTTGGGCTCGCATCCGTGGACGCTGGTCAAGGCGCCTCCCATCGAGGCGTGGGTCGTGGTCGTGTCGTGGGAGCAGAGCCTCTCCATTCAAGCGAAGCTGTGGAGCCTTCTGCCGAAGGACGCCATCGAACCCGACTGCGAGTACACGCCGGGTAAGGGCTTCCGCGGGCGTACGCCCATCGTGCGGTTCAAGAACGGCAGTGTGCTCCGCATCCGCACGGTGAACCAGGGCGCGCTTGCGCTGGCGGGCTCGACCATTGACTACGTCCTCATCGACGAGCCCCCGCCCGAGGAGATCTGGTCAGAGCTGGCGGCGCGCGTGCTGCGCCAGCGAGGGCGCATCGCGATCACGCTCACCCCCATCGGGCTCCCCCTCGGCTGGCTGAAGAAGCTGGTCGAGGAGCAGGTCGTGCAGGACCTGCACTTTCCGCTCACGGTCGAGAACACCACGCCCATCGGTGGGCGTCCTCTGCTCACGCGCGAGGACATCGAGAAGCTCGAGGGACAGGTGCTCCCGCAGGAGCGCGCCCAGCGCATCCACGGCGAGTGGGACAGCGGGTGGGTCGAGGGTCGCGTGTTCAAAATGTTCGATCCGACGACGCACGTTCGAGCTGACGTTCCGGCTGGCGAGGCGCTTATCGGTGTGGGCATCGACCACGGCACCGAGGCCGGCGCACAGGTCGCCGTCCTGACGGCGCTTGTTCGCGACGGAGGCGAGGGACACCCGAAGATCTGGGTGCTCGACCAGATCGTTTCGGACGGCATGACCACGCCCGACCAGGACGCCGCGGCTATCCTCGCGATGCTGAAGCGATGCGGGCTGCGGTGGGAGAACGTCGACCGATGGGTGGGCGACCGCAAGGTGTACGGCAGGCGCAACGGGAGCCTAAAGTCAAACGCCATGCTGATGTCCTCGATGGAGCGCGCGCTCAAGCTCCCCACCGGGAGCCTCCCCTTCCGCATCCATACGGCGTACAAGCCTCGTGGGTCGGTCTTCGAGGGCTACCGGGTGCTATCCGCGGCGATGCTTCGCAACGACTTCTCGATCAACCCTCGGTGTAGGGGCTTGATCGATGACCTTCAGAAGTTCGACGGGCGAGAGGCCAGCGAGCACAAGCACAGCATCGACGCGCTGCGCTACACGCTCGAACTGTATACTAGGCGTCTGTATCAGCCGACCGCGATAAGACTAGGCTAGTGGGGGGTCCATGTACGCTTACACGAAGATGCCGCAGCCGCCGGCGCCGAGCAACCCCGACGAGGCCGCGCGCTGGGAGCACACCCGGCATCGTCGCGCGCTGATGGAAGGACGCTGGCAGCGGCTGCTCGAGGACCGGCTCCAGATGCAGCTCGGCAGCACGCGCCGTCAGGCGTGGGGCATCCCCGACATCAGCAGCAACCCGTTCAAGGTCGTGGCGACCGAGCTGGCCACTCTCTACGATGCCCCCCCGGACGTTTCCCACAACACGGCCGGCGAGGCAGTGGACGCGCTTTGCGGCTCGAACGGACTGATCGCGCGTGCCGGCCTGTGGCCGCAGATGTCCCGCTTTCAGAGCATGGTCATCGCGCTCCGCGAGATGTGGATGCGGATCGATGTCGAGGACGATCGCCTGACCTACCGACCTGTCTCGCCGGACATGACGATCGCCGAGGCCGACCCTAGTCGTCCTACGGTCCCCCTGGCGTACGCCGAGATCCGGCTGCGGCACTTCCGCGGCGAGGCCGTGTGGCTGTGGGACGTGCTCGACATCCGCGACCCGGCGAACCCTTCGTATACCGTGCGTGTGGCGAAGGACGGCGGCATGGGCGAGGACGTGACCCTCGAGGTGCTCGGCGCCACCTACTCGGGCGAGGCGTACCCGTACCGTCGTGCGGACGGCACGCCGATTCTGCCGGTCGTGCTCTACCACGCGAGCCTCTACGGCGACCGGCTCTTCGACGCGTTCAACGGGATCGAGCTTTACGAGGGCTCGCTCAACCTCGCGGTTTACTACTCGTTTCTGGCGCACACGCTTCGGGACGCCTCGTTCCCGCAGCGGTGGGCTATCGGCGTGCGTGTGGCTGGGTCCGACATGGTGGACGGCGGCACGCGCGGTCAGCGTGTCGAGGTCGTGACCGACCCGACGACGATCCTCATGCTCGACGCGGCGATGGAGCAGCAGCCACAGGTCGGACAGTTCGACGCGTCGGCAGACGTGGAGAAGCTGGAGGCGACCATCGCGGCTATCGCCCATCGCCTCGCCACCGACGCGGGCCTCTCGCCTAGCGAGCTCCAGCGCACGAGCGGGAGCGCCAAGAGCGGCTACGCCATCAGTCTGTCCTCCGAGGGTAAGCGGACGGCGCAGAGGAAGTACATCCTCCAGCAGCGCGACGCGGACGAGCGCCTCGTCGCTATCTCTGCTGCGCTGTTCAACCGGGCTACCGGGTCGCAGTTCCCCGAGGGCGGCTACTCGGTCATGTACCGAGAGATCCCGCTCTCGCCAGAGGAGATGCAGGCTCGCCGCACGCACGCGATGGAGATGATGGAGGCCGGCCTTATGGACAAGGTCGAGGCTCTCCGTCTCTTCGGATCGATGACCCACGAGGACGCCGTCGCGCGCCTCGAGCAGATCGCGCTCGCGAAGGCTGCGGAGGCGCGGATGTTGGAGAGCACGCCGCCGGCCGCTGAAGAAGGAGAAACAGGAGGACGGCCGGCGACGGCCGCACCCGATGTATCCCCTGCGCACGCGGAGGCGATGGACGAAGTCGCCGAGGAACTCGACGCGGCCGAGGAGGCCCTCGCGGCGCTCGAATTGGACGAGGCGAACGCGGCCGTCGTGGCGGCGGTCATCGAGAGCCTCCGCGAGGCCCGCGGCTACCTCGGACTCGGCCCGAAGGTCGAGGCAGAGGTCGAGATCCACGAAGACGTGGAAGAAGACGAGGCGACGACCTGATGCCGTTCATCTCGGAACGTCAGCGCGACTATCTGAAGCGTGAACACCCCGAGGTGTACCGGCGCTTCCTGCGCGACGAGCGCGCGATGGGCTTTGAGCTCCGCGCACCCGTCGAGGTCGCCGCCGTTGCGAAGCGCGGGCTTGAGAACCGGCGCAAGTACGGCCGAGGCGGGACGCTGGTCGGTGCACGCCGCGCGTCGCAGCTCGCGAGCCGCGACGTGGTGAGCATCGAGACCATCAAGCGCATGGTCGCGTACTTCCAGCGTCACGAGGTGGACCTCGAGGCGCCGGCCGCTCGCCCAGGGCACCCGCAGTATCCGAGCGCCGGACGCATCGCGTGGGACCTCTGGGGCGGCGCCCCCGGTCGTGCGTGGGCGCGTCGGCAACTAGCAGTCTGGGAGCGCGTGCAAGCCGCACGCGAGGAGGAAGAATGACAGAGGAAGGAACGACGACCACGACCACGACCACGGCAGAGGCCGGAGACAACGGAGCGGGCGCCCGCATCCGTCAACTCGTTGCGCGAGTCAAGGAACTCGAGGGGCGCGTCAGCGAGCTGACCCCGCTTGCGGAGAGCGCCGAGAAGTACCGGGCGCAGATCGAGGAGGTCAAGGCGGCGAGCAAGGCCGAGCGCGAGGCGCTCCGCACCGAGCGTGAGATCGCCGCGGCTGGCATCACCGACGCCGAGGGCATCGACTACGTGCAACATGCCTACAGCCGACTCCCCAGCGAGGGCCGTCCCCCGCTCGCGGAGTGGCTCGGCAACAAGGACGCCCTTCCGAAGGCAGTGCGGGCCTACCTGCCCGAGGCCGCGCCCGCAACTCCAGCAGCTCCTCCGGCACCCGTCACGACGGCGATGCCGAAGACGAACGCAGGCACGGTCACGCAGACGCCCCCGGCCACGACCGCGTGGACACCCGAGAGCATCATGCGTCTGTCGCCGGCAGAGTTCCGATCGAACGCCGCAGCCATCAAGGCCGCGCTTTCCACGCCTTGACATTCTGTCACTGGTAGGCTTACCGTAGGCGTGGGGGACATCCCCCACGCGCTCGGGGCAAGCTCCCGTAAAAAGCGACAGGCGCGGCAACCTCGAACCTATGTAGGAGGCCACTATGGCCAACATCGATTTTGCCGCTCTCGACGGCAACGCCCGCGTCGCTGCGGTTCTCTACCAGTCGATCGTCATGAAGCTCGCCGACACCGGCAGCCTTCGCAACGCGCCGTGCTTCCTCAACGTGGGCAGCGTGAACGGCACGGGCTCCGACTCCATCCAGGTGCCAGTGGTCGGCCTCAACGGGACCGACATCATGAGCGCCCCCGGCGACGGTGTGAGCGTCAGCAACACCTCGATCACCTCGTCGGCCGCTACGGTCGTCGTGGCTCGTCAGGCGCTGCGCTACGACCTCACGGACCTCGCTCGCGTGAGCAACTCCGTGCCGGGCGGCGTGGACCTCGACGGCCTGAGTAACGCGATGGTCGCGGCCTTCAACGGCCGTTTCAACCAGCTCGCGTGCAACCTGTCCTCGGGCTTCGCGACGCAGGTCGGCAGCACGGGTGTGGACCTCACCACGGACACGTTCTACTCCGCGATCTTCGCGCTCCAGCTCCAGAGCGTGATGGGCGAGTATGACTGCATCTTGCACCCCCAGCAGTACAACGACCTCATGTCCAGCCTCCGCGCGGAGACGGGCCCGGGTCAGTACATTGCGGCGAACCAGGAGCAGACCAGCGCGCTGGGCACGTCCTACAAGGGCAAGCTCTTTGGCGTGAACGTCCACGTGTCGTCCTACGTCCCGACTGCGAACGCGGGCGCGGACTACCGCGGCATGATGCTCGGCAACGGCGCCATCGCCTACGCCCTCGGCACCCCGGCGCCCATCGCGGCGGCTGGCGGCGTCATCATCCCGGCCGGCGCCCCCGTGGCGGTCGAATGGGAGCGTGACGCGGCCTCGGGTCTCACCAAGGTCGTTGGCAGCGCCTTCCTCGGCGTTGCGGAGCTTCAGGACCTCAAGGGCGTTGGCATCGTCAGCGACCTGTGATGGTCTGCTAGGCTCTGCCTAGCGCCAAGGCGTGTCCGTGCTTATGGTACGGGCACGCCTTCGTGCGTAAGGAGAAACAGATGGCAGCGAACTTCGGAACTGCTGACGGCGGCAACTTTGCAGCGCAGCCGGCGTCTCGCCCGGCTGGAATGGCGACCCTGCTCAACCTGCCGAGCAACGCGGCATGGTGGTACACCCATCACCCGGGACACTGGCAGTGCGTGGACGGCGAGTGGCTCCCCGACCTCGGGCAGATGGTAGCGATCCCCGGCCTCAACCGCGTGGACAAGCACGGCGACACGGCGCTCACCGAGGTGCACCTCGCAAAGAAGGGAATGAGCATCATCCCGTGGGAGGTCGAGCCCGGCGGCTACTGCATCCAGTACGCAGGCGCGAACGGTCCCGTGTTCCTCAGCAAGTGGGAGAAGCCGAAGCTCGTGGCGGGTCAGACGCGCATGACTACGGACACCGAGGGCTATCGTGCCTTCCTTCGGCGCCTCGTCTCGGACGGCGTGATCAAGGTCCCCGACGCCGACTTCATCAACGTGATCATCGAGCGCCAGGAGCGCGTGGTGAGCGAGCACCAGACCCGCGCGCCGACGCACCCGGGCAGCGCGCTCGCGCTCCCCGTCGAGAGCAAGCGCCTCGATGACATGCGCGCCGCACGTGAGCGCATGTATACTCCCGTCAAGGGACCGAAGGCGAAGGCATGAGCGGGGAGCGTAAGGACATCGCAGCAGCCAAGGAAGCTATGACGCGCCGTCTTGTCGAGGGCGGCATGCCGGCGCAGCGCGCTGAGCAGGTTGCGCGCGAGCAGGCTCGTAAGGCAGACCGACGCGAACGCGATAAGTAACGGCAGGGGGACACGATGAGCATCAGCGAGACGCTCTACACGGCACGGTTTCGCTCCGGCGAGACCATCGAGCGTGGGCGTAATCAGGATCTCACCTGTCCCGTCTACCGTGCGGGTGCGCTCGTCGCGCCGCTCTCGGGCACGCTGACGATCTATAAGGCAGACGGTACGGTCGTGGTCAACGCCGCGGCCGTGACCATCACGGGCAGCGTGGCGACCTACGCGCTGCTCGGCACGGTGACCAGCTCGCTCGCGCTCGAGGAGGGCTGGCTTCTGGAGTGGACCCTCCAGATGACCGCGACGCTGCAGAATGTGTTTAGGAACGACGGCGCCCTCGTTCGTCGCACGCTCTACCCGGTCATCACCGACGCGGACCTGTTCCAGCGCCACTCCGACCTCCCGGCGCTGCTCGCGACGGGTACGACGTCTTATCAGTCCTACCTGGACGAAGCGTGGGGCACGCTCACGAACCGCATCGTGGCGCAGGGACGCCGGCCGTACCTCATCATCCAGCCGAGCGCGCTGCGTGACGCGCACCTGTCCCTCTGCCTCCAGCTCATTTTCCTCGATTTTCAGACATCGGCTGGGGAGGGCGGTCGCTGGCAAGCCCTCGCCGAGCATTACGGCCGCGCCTACACCGAGGCATGGGGCCAGCTCCGGTTTAACTACGACGAGAGCGACGAGAACAAGGTCAACCCGAACACGAAGAAGAGCGGCACCTCGACCGTGTGGCTCAACGGCCGCGGCGGCTATCCGACCTTCGGTGGCTGGTACTGATGGCGAGCAAGACGGTACGGCAGCTGCGCGAGGACGTGACCGCACGCATCCTCACGCTCACGGGCTGGAAGGAGTCGCGCGTGGCTCCCGACAACTTCGGGCGTGACGCGGACTCCATCGCCCACAAGGCGTTCGCCGTGCATCCCACCTCGACCGATGACCTGCGCGCCTACCGCGGGCGCCCGGCAGAGGGCCTCCTCGTGGAGACGACGCTCGAGGTGCGCTACTCCTGGCGCCTCGCGCCCAAGGGCATGAGCGACAGCTACGACGATGCCCTCGATGGCGAGCAGAGCGTGGTGAACAAGCTG